AGGTCTTGAATTTTCTTTAACATACAATAAATCTTTGTATTGTATTTTTAGTCTTGATAATAAATTTGGTTTCATTTTTTGTGTTTAGTTGATGACAAAATTATAAAATTGAAACTAACTACCAAACATTTTTAACAATTTTTTTACAAAATGTTTATGTGCTAGGAGTAAATTGTATTAAAATTATGTAATATTTTAGAAATAATGAACTAAACGAGCTACTTGACCGCTTGATTTTTCATGTAAAAACCCTTCAACAGCTTTTGGAACTCCACAATAACCTTTTCTTTTGTGCCAACTATCAGTACCACTTGGTGAACGCATATATTCTACAGTAACACCTATAAAATCTTTTGCATCTCTCCATTTATGTTTTATCTTATGATGTAGATGGTGTAAATACCAATACCTGTATTCTGTTTCACTCCACATCTCTGGCTTTTCTTGTGCCATAAGTAAAGGTAAATTATCCATTTTAGCACCATCACCATGCTCTAAGCCAATTAAATTTTTACCATACTTATAATATTTCCTGTAAGCTACACTTATATCAAAGCTAACTTCGCTATCTTTTCTGAACCAACTCTTTAAAGCATGTGCCAAATGAAAGCCGCTTTGATAATCATGGTTACTCATACTATGTACTACATCTACAGGTGCTATCTCTCTTAAAATCTCAACACATTTTACATATAAACCTAATGCAAACTCAAAGTGCATCCACCATTTACCATCAACATCTTGCCTTGTACCTTTAGTAGTTGTATTGTAAACATTATCAATATGTAAAACATCATTCCCTATGCAGAATAATATTCTTTCTATACCAAACCCTTGCGACTTAGCTATAAGTCCTTCTAAGCCCTCTATAACACGCATACAGGCAGTTTCAACATCATATTTACTACCAGTTTCTAATTCGTTTGCATATTTACCTATATGAATATCTGCAGGATTGACAACTAACAAGTGATTGCAACCTTTTTTTCTTCTTACTTTTTTATAATAAGGAGAATGTGTTTCTATAAGATTAGACACTCCTTCTAAAATGTCTTGCTTTTCTACATCTAAGTCTTCTTTTGTTACTATACTGAATCTGTATTCTCCACTAGCAGATTGCCAATGTTTTACTGATACTACATCTTTCTTTTTAATTCCTCTTTCATCAAGATGTATGTCTAATGCTGTGTTTCCGTTTATGTTTATTGTGTTATCAGCTCTACCCTCTAATATCATTTCAACCTCATCCTCACTTAACCTGATACGTTTACCATATTGTTTTGACATGTTTGTAATGTATTGATTTTTACAAATCTATACAAAAAAGCAGCCATATATTACATAAAAATGGGAAGTTATTAACCTCCCATTCTTAACTAAACTAAACACTTAGGATTTTATAAGAATCCCCTTGAAATCACAGAGCAAAGATAATTGTTTTATTTAATTATCAAAACAAACAATTATTTTTTTTCTAATAAGGTGTATAAAATAACAAGTGCTATCAATCCTACCACACCATTATCACCCAACAAATTAATGACATCCATAACATTCCCTATTACTGACATTCCTAAAACAGGACTGCCAAATAAAATCTCTGCCATTACCCCAAAAGATAATAGACCTACAAATAAAGATGTCATTTTACCAATAAAACCATTTACTAAACTGAATATATTTTCCATTTTTTTATTTTTTTTTAAATTATTAATTATATTAAAGTTTATAAGCTACTCCTAGCATAAACTTACCTTCTTCTTTTTTTAACATATAAGAAGGCTCAAGATACAACTTATCCATAACCTTGATAGAATAACCTATTCCATAATCAAGACTATCTAAAGCCATTTCAGTTGAACTTTCTACAGAAATATAAATGTCAGAAGTTACATTGTATCTTCCATACATATTATAATCATCTCCTGCAGATTTTACACCAACCATAATTTTTTCATTTAACTGATAACCTATTGCTAAGTTTTCAGTAAATGCTTCAGACCCCCACTTCTCACCTTCTTCAGGTTGATTAATAGTAGTCATGACACTAAACTGTGCTGATGTTACTAAAGTGCATAACGCAATTAGCGTTGTTAATAATGTTTTTTTCATTTTATATATAATTTTGATTTATAACTATTTTAATAAAGCCATATTACAGGGTTGGCTTTTGATTCATCTATGTCGGCATGAATGAATGAGTCGTGCAACCCAAACCTTTTAAAACCGACAAACCCTAAAGCATCTAGTATTATTGCTCTGCTTTTACTGTCGCTGCATTTTATATCTACAGCTAATCCTTTTATATGTGATGAGGTTGGATTTTTTTTAGATTCTGGATGATTTTCACATCTATATCCGCTAGATATAACGAAAGGCAACTTAGCCATTTTTCTAGCTTCATCTAACATTTCTAATAATTCTGGATTTATATTATTATGATTGCAACCACATTTGCAAGTAAATTCTTTTCTTTTAAAATATTTTAATGTCATATTATTTTTTTATTTTTTCAAATGACCTGCCACCAAAATAAGCACCTATCACAGTTATTAAAACAAGCTGTAATAAATCTACCCAAGTAGCTTTCACTTCAAATTCAATAACTCCTGCATCTATAAATATAAGTAAAACTGTACTAACAACTAAAAATATTAATACAAGTGGTCTTATATTTTTACTCAACCAACTATCACTATTCATGTCTTGAGTCCATCTGTTAGTAACTTCTTTTTGAATCTGCACTTCAAAGTCACCTATCATCTGCTCAATTTTTCTTTTTGCTTCTAATCTTTCTTCTTCTGTAGTAGTTAAATTATCTACCACATCACCTACACCTTTTACAAGCTCTGTAGCACCGCTACTAAATATGTTACCTAATATACTCATTATAATTTTTTAACTAATTTATCTATTTCTTTTTGTATTTTTTTTGGAGTTCTTTTTGGACAAAGTTTAAAACTTATATTACCCTCAAATCTCTTAATTTCTTCACCATTATTGAAAACAATAACAGTAGGCAAAACAGTAATGTTATGGTCTAAAGCTGCTTGGCTATCTAAATCTATTCTGTAGCTTTGTGCGTTTAGAATACCTGCAATCCAATTACATTCATTTTTTTTATTCCAATCTGCCCAAAATTCAACTATAGAAATTCCAGACTTAGTTTTATTAAAATCTTTATCGTTAACAATAGTTTGAGCTTCACAATGTATTGCTACAACAAAAACTGCAACAAACAATATAGCATAAATCAAAACTATTTTTAAATTATCTGCCATAAACTCTGTCTTCTATTCTCTCAAGTGTTTCCTGCATATCTTTAATATCTTCTTGAGTTTGCAGAATAGTGTTTCTTATAAGCTCATCCTTTAATTCGTATTCTTTTTCTGTTATTATCGGTTTTGGTAATTCTTTTGCTACCGCTATTTCTGCTTTTAAAGTAAAATACATAGTTGTTACTATTGCGATTGTTGCACCTATTGATACAAGACTCTCAAGAGTTAATTTTATTTTAGTTCCCTTCCCTATTTCTGTTGCCATTTTTTATTTTAAGTGTTTTAAAAATTCATCAAACAAAACTTCAAATTCTTCTTTTATTTCATCTTCTTTATTCTTATCTGATTCTTCTAAATAATAGTCTTTATTAGCAGTTTCACACTCTGATTTAGAAGAATACTGACATTTTCCAGTTTCCCCAAACTTCCATTTACCATTTTCACATTCGTAACAAGGCATAGCTATATTACATGTAATTTATAAATTTTTACTCCCTTAACTTCATGTACAAATTCTTTTTTGTACTTTTCATCATCTGTTTTAATTCCACCCCATTTTGGGTTTTTAGAATTTAATTTACGTTTCTTAGCCATATTATGATGTCACACAAATAATCTCTATATCACAAGCTGCTGTATCAGCATCTGCTTTTATTTGAGTTATATCTGCAAATGCTCCAAAAGTTCTTGAAGAATCTATTGCATCTATTTCATTATTCATTAATAAGAAAGTATCTCCTGCAAGTAATTTATAAAAGAATGTATCTGCACCATTATATAAAGAAAGATTAATAAAATTTGTGTCATCAAGATTAGTTATTCTAAAATAAGCATAATCTGCTGCTACTACATAACCTGCCGAGTCTGCTGCACCAAAATTAATAATTGCAGGGTCTGATGTGCTTACATTCATTATTCTTTGAACTACTTGACCTTTAGATGAGAAAGTTTTTGTCATGGAATTACCATAAGTCACTCCATTTAACTCATAAGATTCTGTTATTGATACTGTACAATCTGCTGTTTCTACTGTTGTTGCCATGTTTTATTTTTTTATTTAATATGTATATGTTTCTACTGTTAAGTTTACAACTATTTCTGAACCTGCACCACCTGCTTCTTTTATCATTGGAAATAAAATATCTCCTGCTGCTAGAGATGCTGTTGTTATTGTAGTTTCTTCAAATGTTGCTAATTTACTGTCATTAGCAAAAGGAGTTACAGCAATCTCATCTACAACTATAGGAACTACGTTGCTTAAATTATCAGCTACAGGTGTTATTTTACAAATTGCTATTGTTACGACATTAGAACCATCACTTGATAACCATCCTTTTATTCTTTGAACTGTTGATGCGTAAGGAACTACATGTCCTGACCCTGCTCTAAAAAAGTTTTTAGGTAAAATAGAGCCAGAAGATACTGTAGCACTACCATAGTCTAAATCCCATTGAAAAGGAGCTTTATTATCTAATAAATCCTCTCCATAAGCATAGTTAGTTAATCCTGTACTAATATATCCTTGCATTTTATAATTAGTAACACCAACAAGAGATTTACTTATCCATTCTAAATCACCATCACTTGCTCCACTTCCTGTTCCTTCACCTTTAGCTAATACTGTATCATTATCTGCAGCTTCAAATCCCATAGGATTATGCCTGTTAGAGTCTTGTAAATTTTTATGTTCGTTTGCAGCCATATTTATATTTTATTAACAATCATCACAAGGGCAAAAATCTTTCCAACTTGTGTAAGTTCTTTTATTTTGATAAATACTATCATACATTATAATACCATGATTTTTGTACGCTTGACCTCTAGTAGGTCTGTTTGCTTCATATGTAGGATATAAACCATCTTGGTCTTCATCTTCCATGTAATCAATCATATCTTTTAAATATATTTCAGACTTTCTATATGTATCTTGCTTATAAGCATTAAGCTCTGAAGGGTCAATAATAGTTGCGAACTCATCAATATTGTTTACTATTCCTGCACTTGTACTATTATTTTGCACTTCACTAATAACTTCAAACCTTACAAACCAACATAAAGTTCTTGTAAGAAAATCATCTATTAAAGTTTGATTTGCAGTAGTTAGAGTTCCATTATTATGTTGAGTTTTAATTTCTTCATAAAACTTTTTACCTAAAGCAGGTTTTATATGTGCTAATTCTGTTAGTAATATAGTATTAGTAGATATTAAAGCAGTATCTGTGTTAGCGTTAGTAAAGCTATTACTTATTACTTCTGCTGCAGTTACTAGAGTTGAATATTGATTTACGTTTGCCATGTATTATTCTTTATTTGTTTCAACTTCTGTTACTTGTAAACTTTTATCTTCATCCACACCTTCCTCATCATCTCTTGTTACTATAATTTGCTCTCTATCTGTCAAGAACATATTACCTTCTTCTAGCATTGGTAAATCTTCATCTAACATTCTTCTTTGCTCGTTTATAGTAAGTATTTTAGAAGGGTCTATTTGAGTAGCAAAACTGATTGGCGGCTCATACTGAATTAATAATTCTTCTGGTAAATACCCTAATTCTTTATATAATAATTTTTTTATACCAGTTAGCAGCATATCAGATGTGTCTTTTATAACAGTTGTCATTGCCAAGTCATAAGCTATTCTTATCTCACTACCAGTATTATTCATTTTACCACTAGAAACTAAACCGCTTAAAGATGGTTGCCACCTATGTGCTGTTACAATATTTTGGTCTGTTATACGTTGTAAGTCTATCCAACTACCTTCTTGGTCATCTTTAATAATATTTACATTAGCAGGTGAAGTGTCACCATTTTTTACTATAAACATTATTTTTCCATTATTACCATCCCCTACAAATTTCTTTTGAGCTTCTCTAACTAATTCTTTTGCTTCTTTTTCTCCCATATCTCCACTTATCTCAACTATTGCTGAAGGTTGGAAGCCATTTTTGAATTTAGTATGATTCCATTTACCTATTTCATAATCTACTGCTATATGCTCAAGTGCAGCTACATAATCTGGTAAACCATAGAATGTAAATGTTGGCTCATAATCTTTAAATTGTAAAACAAATCTATTACTCCTTATGTTTGGATATATAGGCATAATAGACAACTTGTCTTTCATTGTATTGTACTTTGCCCAATCTGGATGTACATATACTTCTTTTTTATTTTTTGACATTCTAACAGTAGTTGCATCTAAATGATATAGATTTAAACCTCCTTCATAAACAACCCCCTCTACATAGGCATTACCGAAAGTATAATAATCATCTGCTAGTTTTTTAAAGACATCTCTTAATGTTTCTCCATCTGCATTAACATCTTTAATATATTCTTTTAATTCTTCGTTGCTTGTAACGAATTTAGCACCACTTGTAAATATAGATTTTTGTGCCAATACACTTCTATGAGTAGAAGATTTACGTTTTAATTCTGCTAGATATTGAGGAAATAAATTATTAGTTCCAAAAGGAATAAATTTAGTCCTAACTCTTGATAAATCTAAAGGTTCTTCAATATGCTCTGGTATAGCTAAGTTAAATACACCAAACTCAAAAGTATTACTCTTTTGATTTGTTTTTACTTGACTTTTTCTTGCTTGTTTTCTTTGGCTCATCTTTAGTTGTTGTAGTTGATAATTTTTCTATTACATCTGTCATTCCTAATTCTTCATAAGCATGTGCTAAAACCTCTTGACTAGCAACTGCCCATTCAATCTTAAAACCATTTTTAACAGATATCCCTGAATCTAATTTTGCTTTATAAGTCCCCATAAATGTATATATTTTAATACTTTTTAAATTTATTTCTTTTTCTGAACAACCACACATAATTTTATAAAAGATATTAATAGGAATTGTTAGTAAACTTTTTACGAACAAAGTTCAACCTATCTTTATATCTTTAAATATTTACGATACAGTTGCTACTAATCCTGCAGCATTAATTGATACTGCTGCACCTGCCGCCACATAAGTTCTTGGTAATTCATATTGAGTACAAGTTAAAGTAACAGTAAGTCCTGTTTCTTCTGAAAATGCTGCACCTGTCCCTCCTTCTATAGCACTTAACCTTGCAAAAGTTTGTGGTCTTGTTCCAATATGTGATGCTGCAGCTAAATCTAAACCACCATCACCTCCTGTTAAAGTTCCACTAATTCCTATTACAAAATAAGTCCCATTAGTATCTAACATCATTACTTGTAAACATTTACCTTGTAAGTCAGTCATACTATTTCTTCTCGCTAAATCTAATTGAGGAAGATTAAAAGTTAAATTACACTCATAAGTGTTTGCGTTACCTATAGAAGTACCAGTTATACTTAAAGCAGGAGTTTCTAATTTGGTTTCGTAAACACCCCAAGTAGATGTTGAACCTCCACTATCTGCTATAGAAGTTATTGTTCCTGTACCTAATGTCGCTATTTGGTCAGGACTACCAGTTGAGTTCCACTCTCTTATAAATACTGTTTGAATACCTCCACTTGCCTGTATATTCGTACATGTTGTTGTTAAACCATCTGCTATTGCCATTTTATTATTATTTTTAAGTTATTATGTTGTAGTTGCTGCATAAGTAGTTGAAGGAGTAGCGTCTGTATAATACGCTATAGTTCCTGTGTATTCTCTTGGTAATTCAAATTGTTTACACATTAAGTTTACAGTAACACCATTAGTTTCATCAAATGTACTACCTGTGCCTCCTTCAATAGAAGAAACATTTAAAAATGTTTGGCTTCTTTCTGGAACACTAGAATTTGCATATTGTTCAGAAACTCCTAAAACAAAAGCAGAACCATTATTATCTACCGCTATAGCCATCATACAATCAGTAAGCATGTTTTGAAGCTCTGCAAACTTTTTAGTTCCCATTTTTGGAAGCATAAAAGATAAACCACATTCAAATGCGGTAGAACCATTTTCTTTAGTTGCATTTACTGTCATACTTGCTTCTTGACTTTTAAACTCATATAAAAACCAATCTGCATTAGCAGGACCTGATTTTTTAATACTTGTTATGGCGTGGTCATCGTTGTTGTCATAAACAATAATGTCACCTGCTGTCCAATCTCTTAATAATATATGCTTTATACCTCCTATTTGCTGTAAATCATCACAACTAATTGCTATACCTTTATCTATTGCCATTTTATTTTATTTTATTAGTTATTAAAGGTAATTAAGAGAGAGCTTTTACACTCTCTCTGTCATTACATTATTGTCTAGTAGAAGATTCCCCATTGAACAAGTGAAGGGTACAAGAATTGTACTCCTAACTTGAAATATCCTCTGAAGAACATTTTTTCTTCTAAATCATCATAGAATACTTTAAATGAACCTTCTGGGTCAGTTACATCAGAACCAACAATTAGGTTCTCAACTGCACAGTAACAAGCTCCTTCTGTTCCGTTAACACCACCTCTCAAGAACATTGCAGGGTCTGTGTCTGCTAAAATAGTGTCCCACTCATACATAGGTACTAATTCAACACCTCTAAACTTAACAACTAACAATCCATCTTGTTGGTTAGTTATTGCTAAATCTGCAGAAGTACCTTCTAAGTTTTCTAAGTAAGAATTATAAGTCTTTGGAGATACAAAGATTTTCTTATCTGCTGCAGGTACTTGTTGTAATGCTGCAGGTGCAGAATCATACATAGTTCTTAAAAGAGAAAGAGCTTCTGCTGCTGTAGGAGCTGTAGGTGCTACAGCACTTTTTTCACTTCTTGCAGCTAATACAGTTGCATTATCACCCATTAACTTCATCCAACCAGACATTTGGTCATAGTTTGCAGTTGCACTATCGCCACCCCACGCTAATCTTACTACATCTTGTGCAATACCTTTTACAGCACGATTTACAATCGCATCTGCTAATTGAGTACCCTCAAGATTCATTACATCAACACCATTTCTGTACATTTCTTCAATGTAAGTTCCAAAAAACTCATCAGTACATTGCTCTAAAGCTACTCTCATTCTACCTGCAGTTATTGTTCTCTCATCAATATTAAATTGAGTTGAACCACTAGTTGCTGAACACGCTGTGTATTTTTGTACTATTTTTGTTAGAGCAGCAGAAGTAAATACGTTCATTTTGTGTTTTACATTAGGTAAAACTCTGTAGTTACGCATAATATCATCACTTCTAAATACTGGCTCATAAAATATTTCATTTAGGTTAGCACCGCTATATGTTGCGAATGTACCTTTATTTGCTACGTTTGCCATTTTTTTTTATTTTTTTAGTTATTAAATTTGTTTCTAAGTTTTGCTGCCATTGCATTATAAAAACCTGCATTAGCATCTTCTTTTTTGTTCTCAACTACTGCAGGGTCACCATCAGTTTCTATTTCAGTACCTTTAGCATCTGCTTTGTTAAGTTTTGTGTTTAACGCTTCAACTTCGTTAGTTAAAGTTTCATTAGTACCTTTAGCAGTAGCCAACTCACTTTCTAAAGAAGTTAATTTGTCTGATAACTCTATGTTTTTAGCTTCAAAATCAGAAATTTTATTCATTATTTCATCATTATCACTAAGAGAAACAGTTATCGCTGTGTCTTTAGCAACTTCTTCAGAAACTTTTACATCAGATTTAACTGCTGCAACAATTTCCTCAACTTTACTATTGAACCATTCTTTTAACTCGTTAGTCATTTTTTTGTTTTTTATGTTAATATTAAATTTGTTTTGAATTTCCTCGTTAGTGATGTTCTTAAATTTAGAAACATCATACTTAGCAGCAATCTTTATAGCATCTGAAATAGCATTAATAAACCCAAGCTCTAATGCTTCTTCTGCATTTAACCAAGTTTCCTCATCCATCATTTCAGCAACCCTATCATAAGACAATCCTGTCTTTTTTACATAAATTTCTGTAAGTTCTGCAGAGATTTTTTCAAGAGTAGCAGCAGATTTACGCATATCCTTTGCATCACCCATTGTCCCTCCCCACGCATTATGTATCATAAAAAGAGAATTTTCAGACATAACAACCTCATCTGCACCTAAAGCAATAATAGTTGCAATACTCGCTGCTATACCTTCAATATATACTGTTGTATTGTAAGTTCTTTTTTTAATTACATTGTAAATCGCCATACCATTAAACACATCTCCACCTAAACTGTTTATGCGTATATTAATAGGCATGTCTTTTAAATCTTTGATTTCAGCAATGAAGTCTTGTGCAGTTACACCATAAGCTCCTATTTCATCAAAAATGTAAACATCAGCAGTTTCACTCGCTTTGTTTTGTATGTTATACCAGTTATTTTTCATAGATACAAAAATAGAATATAATCTATTTTATATTTACCTAATTTATCTACAAAACTTTTAATAAGATATATTGTTCATAGGAATAGATTTTTTTCTTTCCTTATATACAATATTTTGTGCTTGACTCTCGCTTATTTCATACTTAATAGATAAGTCCATAAAAGTGCAAGTTCTACTACCTTCATTCCCAACTAACATTCTATCAAAATCTACAATTATCATGTAATTTCTGACTCTTTTCGGCTCAATAACACCTTTTTCAACTAGATGTCTAATCATATCTTTACAAGTAGGTGCATCTCCAAACTTTTTCTCAAGCTCTACACCAACAGTTTCAATATAATCATAGACTACATCTACTTTATTTTGTCTTTCTTTTTTTTGTGCCAACAGTTTTAGTTTTTTTTACTTCTTTAGTAATTTTCCATTCCTCAACCATAGTTTCCCAGAACTTATTTACTGCTTTTCTACAAGAACTGCAATTAACATCTTGCTTGTGTGTAGGAAATAATATATGCCATTCTGCATACATTAAGGTTAATGAATTTGACTCATACTTTGAAAAATTGTTCATGTAATTTTTGTTTTTTTCAACAGCATCAATCATCATTTGTTTTTTGTTTTTGTCGTAGTTTTTAGCTATTTCTTTTAAATCCATATGTATTTATTTTACCATTTGTTTAAAGGACACTTTCCAAAAAACTCTTTGGTTAAAGATGTTTTTGCATCTAGGAAACACTTGCATTTTGCACATCTTGCTCCTGTATCTATTTTTGGGTACTTTAACATTAAAAAGTTTCGGTACATATTACAACTTTTACAAATAGATAATCTCTCTAATTTGGTTTTTTTATTCACAAACATTTGTTAATTTTTTTTATAATTTTTAATAAACTCTAGTATGATGTTGATTTTTTCTTTTATATCCTGCATGTTTTCTGCGTTCTTTTCATGATGCCTAGAAAATTGATTTTTTACTTCATATAAACTGAAAACTAAAAACCTATATAAAGCGTATAAAGCACCTAGCAATAATATTAAAGGCAATCCATATCCTTCTATTAATTTTAATATTTCTTCCATAATTGTTTTTTTTTAGTTATTAAAATGAAACTTCTGATTGTATTAAACTTACTTGATTTTGTGCATCTGTTATATCTGCTTCTACCACAACTACCTTACTGTTAGAAGACATAGCTCCCATCATTTGACCATTCCCTATAGCATTAAATTGTTGCTGTGTAAATGATGGCATATTTAAAAGACCTCCATCTGCAAATTTAACACCCCCTCCTGCTGCGTTCATTGCTGATAGTTGATTTCTAAACATTGATGTGCTTCTTTTATTTATTACTGCTTCACCTCCTTCTAATTCTACTACTCTACCTCCTACTGCAAACTTCTCTCCTCCATTAGCATGTGACCTTCCATGTACCATACCTCCATTAGCAAACTCATCAATCGTTCCACCCTTTCCAAATCCTACACTTTTACCTAATGCTTTTATACTAGCGAAAGCACCAATTAGTGCAGCAATAGTTGATGCTATAAAGAAAATATTTAGAGGAGGGGGCATGTTAGCTGCTTTAGCAACTGCACCTGTAGCATCAGCACCTGTAGCAGCAACAGTAGCAACAGTTTCAGCAGTTTTTGCAGCAGCAACTCTATAAGATTGAAATTCTTTAAGTTTACTCTGTAATAGCTCAATAGAATTTGCCGCTTGTACTGCTGCTGATATTTGAACACCTATTCTTCTTACCTCTTGTAAGTCTTCTTCATTTCCTGCTATATCAATTAAATTTTTTCCTAAATCTCCTAATTCTTCCATTTGAGTTTTCCTAGCTGTCGTTTCTTCCTCCCAACCCTTCTTTTTCAAGTCCATTATCCTTTTTTCTAGCTCTAATCTAATCTCTGCGTTCATTATAAATTGCGGCAAAGCATCAAGTTCATCTTGTAATGCTGTTATCTTTTCTAATCTTAACGCTTCTTCTGCTTCCTCTAAAGTCATTAACCCATCTTCTACTAATCCCATTACATGAAGATAATCCCTCATTGCTTCTGTTCTTAGTTCATCATTTAAAGTGTTTTTTATTTTAGCTTTTGTGTTTTTTTCTGTTTCAACTGTATTAACTTTTGTTGCTTTTGTTTCGTTATTAAATTGATATAACATATCATTTCTTAAAGCTAAATTTTCTTTTAATACTTTTAATTCTTCTTTAATTCTTGCTATTTCTAAAGGTCTTAATCCTAAATTAGTAATTCTACCTTGAATTGTTGAATTCTGTTGTTTTTCTTCCTCTTCTAGTAATGCTATCTCATCTTCTCTTAGTTTTATTTCTTTTTTAACAGTCTTTATATTTTCTTCTGTAGACTTTTTATTATTGTCAACTAAATTTATTGTTTTAGCAATCTCTTCATTATACTTAATTTGTCTTTGTATTGATGCTTCTAATGACTTGTTTTTTGGAGTTGTAATGCCCATAAAATCTAAAAGTTCTCTCCAACCTTGTGTGCCAGTTAAATTATTTAAAAGAGTTTTAAACCTATCTACCTCTTTCATAAATGGTGTAATAGTAACTCTTTTTATTGCTTTATATATATTATCAAAAAATCCAGTTATAGCATCTGCATTATCAGTAAGTTTTTGTATAAATTTAGTTAAATCTTGTGTAAATTGTCTTGTGGTTGGAGCTAACTCCTCTCCAATTTCCTGCTTTAAACCATCATATGCTGAAATTAACTCTCTAATATCACCCTCTAGGTTGTCTTCAATTATTTCAACCATTTCTTGTAAAGAACCATTTGCTTCATCAAATTTTATCTTTAATTCTTCAACATTTTTTACCCCTCTAATCATAGTGTTAAAAACAGCCACCTGTCTCCTATTTACAAGTCCCATTATTTCTTCGTTACCTAATCCTTGTTCATTTAATTCTTTTAATGCTTTAATAAGGTCATCTCCACTATTAACTGTATATCCTAAATGTTTAGATAATTTAGAGCTAGAATCCTGCATGTGAAGAAATATATTTCTTAAAGATGTACCTGCAATAGATGCTTCAATACCAGTATCTGCTAATTTACTCATAATAGCAGCAGTTGTTTCAATAGAAAAACCTGCTGAAGCAGCAATAGGTGCAACTTTAGTCATGGATGTTTGCCATTTCTCTATGTCCATAGCAGAAGAGGTGAAAGATACAGCCATTACATCTGTAACTCTAGCAGTTTCAGCAGCAGATAAACCAAAACCTCTTACTGCAGCTCCTGCTACAGTTGCTGCTCTTGCTAAATCAGAATCTGTTGCAACAGCTAAGTCTAATGTTGCTTGTTGAGCATTTAAAATCTCACTTGTAGAAAATCCTAACTTACCAAAATTAGCTTGTAATTCAGCAACTTGTGTCGCTGTAAAAAATGTCGTTCTACCTAACTCTTGTGCAGACCTTTTTAATTGTAAAAAAGCAATATCAGTTGCTCCAGTTATTGCTTTTACTTTAGCCATTTGAAATTCAAAATCCTTCCAAGACTTCATAACAGCACTAATAGTAGATGTGATTGCTTTAAAAGCAACTATAGCAGCCGTAACTTGAGCTGCCATTTTTTTCATTCCCTTAGTTAACCCACCCACTCCTTTAGTAGCTTTATTTGTTGAGCCAGTTAAATTTTTTAATTCTTTTTGTCCTTTTACAATTACCTGTATTACTATCTTTTCTGTATTTGTTGCCATATATATTAAATATTAAAATGCCTCATAGACATTTGCTGTTGGATTATTCTTTTTAATTTGTTCTTTTATCATAAGTGCTACATCCACTCCTATTGAAGGTGCTAATTTATTTACAACCTCATCTTTGTGTTTTCTTGCAGTATAACCTGCAAAATCTGTTCTTCTTAATCTATTACCATCTGACCAATAAACGTATGGTTTACCATAACCTCTTTGTTTTAATTTTCTAAATATAGGATATGCTGCTGTAAGTGGTAATCCTTTTTGTATTGCCCATTGTTTTATTGCAGGTAAATTTGGCTTTTTTGCAAACTTAGGATTGTTTACTGCTTTCCAATAACTAACAGAAGACATTACATTTAAAACATTATTCCTAACATGATACCTTAGACCATTTAATAGTCTACGACTAGCAACATGCTTTTGGTCAATAAGCTCTTGTTGTAACCCTTTTCTAAGCATCTTTCCTACTTCATGTAATGTTCTATTTGTGTGTTTAAATTTCATTATTCTACTATTACTGTTTCTTCCACATCTTGAACTGGCGACTCTATATTTAATTTATAAATAGTAGATGAATTTTGGTTATTGTCAGTTGCTTGTGATGGTATTAAATAATTATCTTGTCTTTTTACAGATATTTCTTGTACAGCCATTGTACTTGCTTCTACTGGAGGTTCATGACCTGTACCAAATGTATTTGTAAAGTCTACAAGTATTATATCTCCTGTAGATACTGCTGTAAATTCTGTTGACAATATCATAGCAGGTTTTGTTGTTGGTGGAGAGTCTGTTAAAACAAAACTTTCTTCTGTTATTTTTTCAAAAGTATTAGTATAAGCCATAAGAGTACAAGTACCTCCTGTAGTTAAATAATTTTGTAATCTAACAGATATTTTATATTTAAAACCAATTACTAATCCTGTTAATTTCTGATAGATACCACTATGCGTTGCAGATACACCACTAGAACCTGCTGCATTAAAGGTAACATAATTAGTAGTAGCAGAAGGAGCTGCAATAGTACCATAAGGACTTCCGCTTGTATGGTACTTAAACCAAGTATTTATTTTAAATGTTGTTCTACTTATAACATCATAACTCCAATCTGTTGCTGTTGTTGCGGTATCTGTAGCACTAGAAAGGTGTTGTGATATAAAACAACTACCTTCTGAAACATGCTCATCTTCATGAACAAGCATTGAACTTAAAGTTTGTAATCCCTCTTGTTTAGGTAATCCTGTTATGCTATCTACTTGTTGTTTTATTCTTGTCATATTTATTGCGTTACAAAAGGATTAGGTTCTTCTCCAACGATACTATTTGATAATACTGGAGGAGGTAATGCTGCAAAAGTTCCAACATCTATCCACTCAATTAATTCTACTTTAGTAGGTATGTTTTGATGAGGTTTATAATCTATTATTCTGTTTATTCTCCAGTAAGCTCCATCTACATATACTAATTTACCAAAATCAAGACTTACTATATCTGTTATTTTTATATCAAAAAAAGAAACTTGAAGTCTTGGCTTGGCTTTAAACTGCTCTATCATAAAATTATAATATGTTTCATATAACCCTTTAACAGTTTCTTCACCGCCATATCCCCAAGGGTCATTATTATCAAAGTGGCTAACTGATATATTACCATAGCATAAATTAGGTGATGTGTTGTCAAATCTATTATAAGATGTTGCTTGAGGGTAAACATCCATTTGAGCATTATCTGTAGCATTTGCATTTGCTGATACAAATTTCTTATGACTTGCCCATGCTTGTATTCTAAATTGTTTTGTTTGCCCAAGTGCATAATCAGCATTTGGACTATATCTATTATAATATAATAATCTTGGTTTATAGCTATGACCTTTATCACATCTACCCTGTAATACACTAGAGTTATTACATTCCCATAAATAAGCATTTTTAGCAGAATTTAGTTCTGGATTAGCATTAGTACCATCATTTGCTCCTTCTACATCTCTATCTGTTCCACATGCAGTTCCAGAAAAGAATGGGTTTTCATACACCTCTAATCCTTTTTCAAAGGTGTCATCTAAAAACTCTTGATGTGGGAATGGGTCTGGTATGTCATTAAAATACTGCTCTCCCATTGCAGCTACTTTCCCATCTTTATTGTCTTCTTTATAATTAAATTGAACTTCTCTTTTTAAACCTGTTTTAAGTGGTTGGTATTTGGTTTCTCTGCTTCTATCTAATTTATAAGTCCAATCTATAGCTTGTGAAAATTGTTTGTAAAAATCATTAAAAGGTTCTATATATACTATCTTACTTGTTTCATCTGTAGATATTTTAAGATTAAAAGCATGTGATACACCTTTAATAAAATCTAATTGTTTGTATTCTGGATTTATAAGTGATGCTAAATCATATGTCTGACCCCATTGTAAATTCTCACCATTAAATAAATAATCTATTCTAGTTTGACTTGTTACTAATTCTAAATCATATTTATAGTATTTGCCATTTAATTGTGCTGCATGGTTAGATGGTAAATCCCATATAGCTTTAGCATATGGTAACACTCGGTCACCTTTATTTAACCATATAGTTTCAGAAAATGAGAATGTATTTTGTTTTACACCACTAACTCCTAAATCCCCTAAAAAATTTGACTCTCTAAAAGCGTTAGGATAATTTACTGCATAATTATTTTCCCCTACTGTTTTTACCCATATACCACATTGTAATTTTACATCATGAAGATGAAACCCTCCACTACCTGTAGTTGTAGCTGTAGTAGAAAAGTTAGACATTTTAACTGTTAAATTTTTAACTCTAATAGTATAATACCCATATTCTGGAGCATAAAAAGTACCATTGCTGTTTCTATACCCAAAAGTATTTACTCCCCAATCCACACCCCCACCTGTTGCATCAGGATTACAAGTACCTAAACTACCACAACCATAATTGTATATACTCTCATTTGAAGCATTATCTATTTCAAACCATCCAGATTTTGATATATTTCCACTTGCAGGAACACTACTGTAAGTACCAGTATGTGGAAAACGAAATGTATTACTACTAACAGTTCCAACACCACTCTGATATTGGTAAAAAGTATATGATGACCCTAATTTAGATTCAAAAGAGTATCTTTTATGCCTTTCATCTGTATTGTAATATTTAGCATTAGGTAGTAGCCATATTAATTTTTTAAATGTATCAGTATTCATAAAGCTAGAACTTACAGAATAACCTAAAACATTGAAAATTTTATCTATAGTATTTTTAACCCATACTGCAGGTCGCCAATCACACTCTGGAAGGGGAGTGCCATATGAGGTTTGATTATCGTTACGACCATAATATCCTGTTTGAGTAGTTGCAGCAGCTCCATATTTCCATTGATTATATTCAGTTTTAGTATATAGGGTTTGAACTGTAGATTCTTCTCCAGAAGTATTAAAATCTCCATAGCTTACTAAAGGACAAACAACATGCTCTGGTGTTGACTCACAATTTGTCTGTCGCCATCCTGTGTCTGTAGTTCCTGAACCTGTTACTTTATAAAAATTTAATAAGTAAGGAGTTCCACTATCAAGGTTTGTTCCCCAATCTATATCACTTAATGTTAGTTCTGATATTTGAGTTGCCCAACTCATATTATTACCATAAAATACACAATCGTAATAAGCTGCTCTTTCCCCATATCCACCTGCTCCAATTATTTTTATAAGACCATTTAAAGAATATAAATTATTAACTAAAATTCTACATTTTTTTAAACCACCTATATTAGAAGGTGTTACTGATTTGGGGTCATAAAAATGTTTAAATAATTTATTATTATTTTTTGTTGCAGGTACTTTAAACTTTTTACTATATGTACCGCTTGTTGAGGTTATATCTTTAACATCTGAAATTTGAAATGTTAGTGCAAGAGGGAAATCTTCATGTGAAGTAACATCAACCTCACCAATAACACTTTCTTCCCAAGAAATATCTTCTAAAGAATAGAGTCGCATATAAGAAAGGTAGCCAGAGAAGTTAGCACCGCAACTTACCCTTAACGCTGAAAGAGAAGAAGTATTACCCCCTTGCACCCATTCTGTTGAATATTCTCCATTTGTATTGTTAAGAAAAACATGTGTGTTGTTTACGCCATGATTGTGTAACCATAACCCTTCTCCTGCACCACTTGTAGCATTGTTACCAATTTTGTAATCAACCCTATATCTTTGTCCTTCTTTTAAAACTAAAGGATTTCCTAAAGGGTCTTCATCATTTTGCATTGTTTGTGCATTATTAGACACACAATGGTGTGCTTGATTTGCTGTTATATACCAATTACCCCCTTGACATGCTGTTTGCCCTACATTCCATCCACCTCCTGTAAAGGCAAATTCAGCATTGTTTATCATCTGTACTGTAGATGTTTTCCCTCCAATTACATAATCTAATATTTCTAATTTTACTGACATTATATATTAATTTCTTTGAGTATTAAGTTTATGTGAATAATAATATTCTATATTAAATTTAACTAAACCTTTTTCTGTATTGAAGGTTTCTATTTCACTATTAGTAATTATAACTGGAACATAACCTTTGTTTTGTGGTCTTATTTGTGGGTTCTGAATATAATTCAATCTTTGCTCACTATTTTGTTCTTCTATCCATACATTTGGAGAAGTTATTAGCTCCTCTAACCATTTTGCAACACCTTCATTTAAAGGTTCTGTATATACACTATGTACTCTTTCAGCATTTACACTCATAACCTCTCTCCCTCCTTTATAAGTATCACCACCTCTCATTGTGTCGCTTTTGTATTCGTTTGTAAGTGCTGTTCCAGAAGTATGTAGTTGGTCATCTTGCCTGTACATTCTATTAGCTGTTTTTCTCTCTATAATATCTTTACTTATTGTAAGTCCTTGAACCATATCTCTTTTTGCTGTATAACTGTCTATACCTCCAAGTCTATTTAACCAAAAAAATGTTACATAGTTCTCTGTAGTATTAACTACATTTGAATAATAATCTTCATATTTAAAACCTACTCTATCTATTTGGTAAAAATATTTTTGTGATAAATCCATTTTACTTCCATCTGATTGTTTTGTTCCTTCTAGGTTAACAGTATAGTAATCTGTATCGCTATCTATTTGGTTTGTTAAAGAAGCTCCTGCATCATTTTTACCATTAGCATTTATATAATAAACTGATATGTTTTGTGCTAATACGCACCTAGAATATTTTTCTATATATGTGCCACTAGCATTTCTTAGTGGTGCTAAATTATCTTCAAAATCATCAACGTAAACTGTGTTTTGTGAAGCTCCAGTATAATCAAAAGTTATAATTTTTAATTTAAGTTTTTTAAACTCCTGCCAACCACTATCATAATAATTCACATCTGATTGCCACCAATATAGCCACTCTGCTCTTGAGTCTATTCTGACAGGTTTTTTCCACCAAAAATTTCTATTGCCATATGGGGTAGTTGTTGTACCTCCTCCATAGAACCTAAAGTTTGGACAATTTGTCATCATCCTTTTAGGAGTACCTACACTATCTGCATATGGACCTAAACGAATAAACTCATCCATACTAGAAGTGCTATAATAAGCTGCTTCTCTACCTGCAGTAGGCACACTATTTATTACTTCTGTAAGGTTTGAAGCTAAGTGCCTAGTTGATGTTTGATGTATAAATCCTTGATTGTCTAAAATATCTGGATATGCAGCTACTCTTACAAGTCTATAACAACCATTTGGCTGTTTTAAAAAACTATTTACTGGATAACCATTCCATAAAGTTCCACTTTGACCTGCTATAACATTATCATTTTTAGCAAGACCACCATTCATACCCCCAAATTGTATATTCTCAAAAGTTCCTTTACCTATTGGCACTAATGAGTATGAAAGCTCATCTGATAGCATTTGACTTATATCTACCGAAAATCTATGTCCATCTGGAACATCATTAGTAATATATTTTCTATTTGATATATCTCTTGATTTTTTTATACTACCAATAAGTTCCCAATCAGTTTCAAAAGTGGAAAAATTAGATAAACTAAAGAACTCTGTTGATGTATATACTTTAAATGTAACATTTATCACATCTCCCCTTGTAGTGGTTGCAGTAGGGGTTTCTGTAGATGGTGATACTTCTGTATTTTCATTCAATCCTGTTCTAAGATAAACAACTTCATATATTAAAGGAGCATTAGCACTTTTAAGATTTGTTTGACTATTACTTCTAAATGCGTATTTACCAAATTGTGACCATGTTATCACAGGTTGCATACCCCATTTTATTACCGAACCTGTTGTTGTTGTATAATTCATATCTTAATATATTTTAAATTTTGTGTTTAAATAATCTTTTACTTCTGTTATCTCTGTACTTGATAAAACTCTGTTATAGACTATAAATTCTGCTATATCTGCTTTTGCATATCTTCCAATATCAAAAGTAGTTTCATTAAATACTATATTTGTGTCCCAACCAGCTATATCATTATCAGCATCTGCACCTCCATTAATACTCATTTTTAACAAACCACCAGATGCTGTAAACTGAACTTTAACTAGAAAATAATCTGTTAATGAGTCCCCAACATTAATACTTTCCCCCACTAATGGAGAGCTGTTATTATTAACATTAAAATAAAACTTATTGTCTTTACATCCAATAACTATGTTTGCCTCATTCCCTTTACTATAATTAAATATTCTTTGTATATTAGTGTCTGCTGTATGTTGCTTTGTAACTAAAAAAGCAGTAAAACTATTTGAAGACATTGGTGAGTTGCTATTAGAAACCATTTGATTGGTAGTGCCATTAAAATTTATGTATGCCTTGTCATCTGCCCCATCATAACCATATCTTAAAGGTTGTTTAGTTGCTGTGGATTCAGCTACGCTATTATTATTTCCAGATTGGTCTGCCCAAGCACTTACTCTTTGTGTTGGTATATCAAATGTTGCTCCACTATCTGCTCTTAACCAAATAACTAAATCACTATAATTTGAAGGATATATAGATACTGGTCTGAAGCATTTTGTAAATGCACTCATTGTAAAAGTCATTTTTATCTGAACTAATCTATCGTTAGCTACTTCTTTTACTCTTTCAATTTCTAAGCTCTCATCATTTAGATATGCTTCTACATTAACATCTTGATAATTTTTTAATACCATATCAAACCATTCCATAGACATGTCTTGTAGATTGTCCCATCTTTTTTGTAGAGTTACTACTGATTGTGCTGCTTGTGAATATAAATTGTAGAAATTTATTTCAAACTCATACTCCTCTCTACCATTATATATTGCAGGTATTATTGATGAGGGAGGTTGTATAAGCATTAATGGATATTGTGTGTCATGGTCTTCATTTACATCTGACTCATAACCAAACTTAACATCACCAAAAGTCCATTTACTTTCAAATACTGTTATTAAGTCTGTTAATCTTGTTATTGCCATAATTATCCTAGTTGTATATTGTTTTTATTATGTATTTTTTCTTGAACAGCATTTTCATAATCATTTTTTGCAGTTGTCCAACTTAAATAAGTTAACACTTTATACAAATCTGTTTTTTTCACACTATCCACTTCATTCATTCCTTCTTTTTTAAATATTCCTTTTTCTGCAATCATATATAAACTATTCAGCCAACCATAAGGTTTTATGAATTTGTTGTAGAGTCCGACTGTAGAAACTCTGCCTTTGCCACCTCCACTTCTTCCTCTGTTTTCCCCAAAAACATTTGGAAAGTCTTTGTTAATCTTACGCTTTGCAAAGTCAAAAAAAAACTGAACTCCCAAACTATATCCATTGTGAGTTCTTTAAACTTTTCAGTTTTGGGGGGTATGGCTTCATCACTATACTCCTCATCTGCTTTCCTACACAATATAGCCATCTGTTCTGGTAGAATATCAAATCTACCATGCTTCATAATCTCTATTGTACTTTCAAGATGTGTTGATTCTATATAATCTCCAAATGTATTTCTTTTTAAAAATTCTTTTGGAAAAAAATATGTTTCATCTTCAAACACAAATCTATCTATCCCTTTTGGCTTATATTCCTGCAGTAACTCACTTACAGTTGAAACTGCTGCATTTACACTATCCATATCTAACTTGCTCATTATATTTTGACCTATGCCAGTTAAGTACATGAAAATATCCCTGTTCATTTTTAAAATCTCCACCTCACTATGTTCTACTTCTATAGGATTACCCTCTTCATCTTTTTGATTGTATTGGCTTATAATTGCATATAATCCACACCACCATTTAAGAGTTATATCCTCCCAATCAGTTGGTATGTTATATGTTTTGTCTTGAATTTTAATTTCTACCATAGTTAATTTTTAGTTAGTTGTAATTCTTCTATTTCTCTTAATATTTTTTTATTCTCATAGTCATCTATAACAATATCTGCTAAATCACTTGTAGCATCTTCCGTTACTACTGTTATCTTTTCTAAGCTATCTCTTATATCTTCTATGTTAGTAATATTTTTCAAAGCAGTTAAATAACCTATGCAAGAATAGAATGTCATATTTGGAATTAGAAAAATAAACTCTTGAGTAGCGTTATTATCCTCTCTTTTCAACATAGTGTCATAGAAATTGTTAGAATACCTATATACTGTGTTCAATATATCAAAAAAATCTTGATATTTACCACTTTCTGTGTTTTCTGTGGCAAAATACATTATCTTTTTTAATCTTAACAAATATTTCTCAATCACAGACTTATGCTTGTCATTAAGATAATTTATTTCATTCATTTTCACTATTTCCGTATAATTTTTCAAAACCTTACAAAATTAGTAAACAAAGTGCTAAATAATTTCCTAATTTTTAGATAAACTGAAAAAATTATTTAAAAAACACAATTTTACCATTTCCACTCCATATTTCTTTATTTATTGCCATTACTAAGCAGTCAACCATATCATCATGTTTAGCAGATGGAAATTTAGTTAGCTGATTAAGAAACTCTCTATTCCAATCTCCGTTTAATAAACTTACTCTACCACTTTCAAGTGATGCACTTATATCTGCTACTCTTGCTACTTTGTCTTTAGTTGGCGGCTTATCTTCTTTAACATTAAGTCCTGTTTCTCTAATTAATGTTTGTACTATAGATTTACCAGATGCTTTTGGTTCTACAAACACTCTGCTTTTATTAGTATAGCCATTTTTTTGTACCCATTGTGGTATGAACTTTACTAAGTCTGGAAACTCTTTATGTACATTTACACAATCTACTATTTGCCATTTGTTATTTTTATAGGTATATGCTAGTAGTGCTGAAGGGTCGTTCTTTTGATTTGCAGTATATGCAGGGTCTATTACAAAATTTACTGTTGCTTCATCTACTCTATACCTATCTATTTTAAACCAATCTTTATGTATCATACCAGAATCTAGTGGTGTTGGTGTTTGCATAAGCTGACCTGCATAGCCATAGCTACCTAAAGCACTTCTATAATCTTCTAAAACTTTTTTATTAAATCTATCTGTCCAAAAAAGACCACTATCTTTATCATAATATTTTTTAAGTTGTGGAGGTTTAATGTTTCTATCATCTTCATTAGTTGCAGGTATGCAAACATGATTATAGTTAAACCTTGTTTCTCTATCTAATAAGAATCCTGTTAGGTCTTCTTCATGTACTCTTTGCATAATAATTATTCTCACTCCAATATCTGCTTGATTTAATCTTGAGTAAAATGTTGTTCTATACCACTCGTTTGCATTATCTCTTTCGGTTGCAGAGTTTGCCATTTGTGGTGATAGGGGGTCATCCACTATTAGGAAATCTCCTCCCTGTCCAGTTACTGTACCACCTACAGATGTTGCCCTTCTCATTCCAATATGATTATTCTCGTATCTCTCTTTTAGGTTTTGGTCTTTCTTAATATGAAAAACATCTGACCATCTTCTTTGAAACCAATCGCTAAAAATTATATCTCTGGATTTTGTTGCTAGTTCAATAGATAGTGTAGCAGAATAGGATGAGGTTATAAATCTTAGCTTTGGTGATTTTATCCATGCCCATACTGGAAACATAACAGTTACTATTAGTGACTTAGTGCTACGAAAGGGTACGTTAATAATTATGTCTTTTGTCTTTGGCTTTTGAGCAATAATTCTCTCACATTCCTCTTGCAATAAATCGCATATATATTTATGATGCCAATTTGTTGATAGTGGTACTGATGGTTCTACCACATGCCATGCTTGTTTGAAGAACTCATAGAAACTCATCTCACAAAGTTTCTTATTAAGAGCAAACTTTAGTGCTTGTTTTTTATTCATCTATTTCTGTATAGTCAATATCTTCTGCATCTTCCAGACCTCTGATTTGATTTTTAATATCATCAAGGGTTGCACCTTCATTTAGGTTAATCTGAATCTTAGTATCTGTATCTTTTTTAATTTCCGTTGCAGAGAGCTTAGGCATTGCATAGTTCATTAGCTTTGCTATAGCATCTATGTATGCTCGTGGGTCTTCATCAAATAATATATCAAGAGCCATTTTAATTTTTACTGGTTGTCCTTCCAAAGCATAAGCCAATGACTTTCTTGTCATCTTCGCCAGTTGCCTTACTTCTGTATTTTTTGGTTCAAGTGCCTTTGGTGTCTTATTGTAATTCTCATCTATTCTGCCAATAGGACTTACCTTTGGTCTTTTCTTCATTGCTTCTTTTCCAATAGTATTCTCATTCATGTTGCCAATATACAATAAACATTTAAACTACATTCATAATAAATATATAAAATTGAACATCTAATTTTTAACATTAGTTTCCAATTGTAAAGAAATTATGCAAAACTATAATTTTAAAACACTAACTTCGTACTCCTTTATAAAGTAGTGCTTAATAAGTCGTACTCAAGTCCTATAGAAACATCATTGCTCATATCGCAAAGTCCTATGCAAACTCTCTGCATAGATGTTTTTAATAAACATAGGTTTTATAAAATTGAACTTTGGTTTTGTCTGTGTACGTGTGTGTGGTTAGAAAGGGGGCACAGTTTTTTTTACGGAATTTAAAACCCACCCAAAAAAAACAATAATTTTTAAAAAAATATTAATTTTTGAACCTAAACTGGCTCTAGTTTGTGTTCTTTACATCTTTTTTATATCTTTTTATCTTTTTTTTTGCATAAAGAAAGAAAAAAAAT